CACGTAAAAGGACTCCATGTGGCGATGGCAGTCCTTGGCATCCCGCAACTCTTCGGTTGGGGTGAGAAAACGTACTCGTCCTGGCGCAACTTGCGTAAGGAACGAGGTACGGTCTTTGCCCAAGAGTACTTCAAGAAGGCTCGCTGGGCCCTCACGAAGAAATTCGCGAGAGACCCAGTTGCATTTCCAAATGTAAGAGTAGATCGACACGGATTCCCAACGGTAGTACCGAAGGAACTTCGGATATTGCTTATTAAGTCTCCAACAAGACTACTCCGGGCAGTGGCCTTGATGCTTCTGTCGCTTCACCTGTGTTACACAGGTAAGCGGGAGGTATCGTATTCTACGATTACCACCCCTCATTCAACGGCTCAAGCTGAGTCTGTTGCTGAGTTAAGAAGACACTTTAGGGTGTTACTACCGGCATTGGCCCATGACCTCGGGATCTATGAAGCGCTACGCCCTGGCGAATTACGGTATCATATCTCCAATCGAGGGGGGCCCAATGGGCACGCAATGTTGTGTGCCCATCTGGATGCCGCCGCAGTGGTATCAACCACTGAGGTGGGAGGTAGTTTATCTGAGTGGCTTAGTAAGGTCTATCCTACGACAGGACCTGCCTTGTGGCAGAACCTGACCCGTCTAGGAAAGACTGCGCTGGAGCTGGGTCTCGTCGGTGATCGACGGCTAGCCGTGGGAAAAATAGGACTGAAACGCGAGCCTATGAAAAATAGGATCTTCGCGATTTCAGACTATTGGACCCAGGCTAGTCTGAAGCCTCTTCATGTCGCACTGATGGAAGTCCTGCGGAAAATTCCGCAGGATGCCACCTGGAACCAGGATTCTGGTGCCCAAGTGGTCCAAAAGTGGACCGCTGAAGGACGTCAACTTTGGTCTTTTGACCTTAGTGCCGCCACCGATCGATTCCCACGCGACCTGCAGTCCGACCTAGTGACCTTCTTACTTCGGAGACGCGGAGCCATGCTTGGAGATACCTGGGCTAGACTTCTCACCGACCGGGGTTACGCGACACCAAAGAAAGACGCAACTGTTAAGTATGCAGTCGGGCAACCTATGGGGAGTTACTCCTCATGGGCTGTCTTCGCCTTAACGCACCACATGGTGGTGCGCTGGGCGGCACGCCGAGCAGCCGTTAATCGGAAGTTCGTAGAATACACCATCCTGGG